TACTACGACAGTTGTAATGGGCTGGAGGTTGCGGACCTTCCCCCATCTTATAAATTTCGCCGTCACGTTCCCAACAGATTTCGGTAGTTACGTCATCTAATACAGATACCCATTGGTATTCGTCGTAATAAGACGGAGCTATTTTATCCTTTACCGAAGAACTAGTATGAGACATTAGGGTATTAGCTAACGTTCGGCCCCAACCGCTAATCTTTCCAAATACTCCGTCCTTATATCCTAATGATTTAACCCCTCGAATACTTTTGAATACGTCCGTCGTATCCAATTTATCAGCGTAGCCATTCCTTAAAAGACGTTCGATATTCCCAACAGACGAATTCCGAAACGTATTGGCAGACTTTTGAAAGGTTTGCCCGGTAGCTGGAATATTGGAATTCTTCACGCTACCCCACACATTCGAGGGGGTAGCTAACCTGTCTCCGGTATCCTCCCGAAACATTCCTTGGAATAAGGTAGTTTCAACCCGGGACAACTTCTTAGTATCGTTCATAAGTTCTTTAGTGTTCTGATTATGAACGTTGTTTGTTCGGAGCCGGATATCTGCCACAAACCTATTAAAATCCGCTTTGGTAAATTCTCCGAAGTTGTCAACGTTAATATTCTGAAACGCCCGTTTAACTACAGCGTCAAGGTCCGATACAACAGACGAAGAAAATTCGTCCGCTGTACCTTTCTTCGCCCCCTCCAGATAGAGGGAGTGTCTTAGCATCATGTCGTATAAAGACGCCATTTACGCCGCCGGGGGTTCTTCGCTATCTTCTAAAGCTACGTCCCCTAGTCCTAACTTTTCTTGTTCGTCCCGAATAACCTTCAATGCTTCGTCATCCGGCATTGTAGCAATACCCGCCCGCCGGAGGTTCGCCCGCATTTCGCCAAAGCTAAGGGCTTGCGCTTGCCATTCTTGAATAAGGGCCGAACGTTCGTTAGACGATAGCTTAATCAAATCAAACTCCGTATTAAGTTCGAATTTGATAGCGTTCATAACTTCAGGGGATACGCCTTCGAATTGTGCCGCCCAACGTAGACCTTGGGTAAAAGCATCCGATACGTTATCCGCCGACGCCGACAACGTAGACGTTTCGTAGCTTTGGTCTATGCTAGCCTCCGTCGCCGTTCGCTGTACGGCTTGCGGTTCTACCAGCTTGGCACCCAAGGCCACCATTTGCCGTTCCTTGTGCTTCATGGCCTCAAATGGCAACGTGTTCGGGTTGGGCTGGATCATTCCGGCTAGCGCCCCCATAGGCAACGGGATAGCCGCCCTAGCCCCCATTTGAACCTTACCCTTGAATATTTCATCTACCCATTGTTGGGTCAATCCGCTGAACCACGCCGTAGGCTGTCCAGTAATATAACAACTTTCTTCATAATCAGCCGAATTGCGATAATGAGCAATATTAAGCGCCGCCAAATCATACAACGGAGGTTCGTCAACATCCGGATCATTGTTTTCGGGTCCAATGAACGTAAACGGAATTTCATTGAATGGTTGCCCGTTCGCTTGTGTGGGGGTTATTTCTTGATAGCGCCCCGCCTCCCTCCAACGTTCCGCCGTGTATACGCCGTTCGTCAACCTTAAGACCCTGTATTCAGGCCTTTTAGTTTGTACGAAACCGTCATCCGAAATAACTTTATTTTCTTTGATTACGACCATGGATAGAATACTACGTCCGCCCTTTGGAGACGTTCGCCAGTTGATAATATCCTTTGGGTCAAAGATCGTAAACCCCGCCTTCATATCTCCGTTCTGAAGTTCAGCCCGGGTAACCGTTCCCCCTGTCTCCGGGAAATCTACGAACAGCCCGGAGCGCCCGTACCCCACAGTATAGCCCGCCCCGAATTTGGATAGTTGGGTAAGGTTGACACCTAGCCCCGTAGCATCGTCCTTTAATGGCTCCAGTTCCGGGGGGACTTCGATGATTGGTTCCCGCGAATAGATTTGGCCAACTAGTCCGCCAAGGGTTCGCTTAACAACGTTGTAAAAGACAGCCCGCATAATATAAGCTTCGTATCGGAGTTTGTTTTCCTCCGTCACGTCCAACGGGTTCGGTATCGGCAAATACTTATTCCGCCGTTTCTTTACAGTTATTTCCCCCGCTACGCAATCCCGGATTACGTCCCATTGTTTCTTGACTTCGCGCAAATCGTCGTGTTCTGTATTCACGGGCATTTGGTTTAACCCTTACGTTGGAAAGACCAGCTTTAGGTTTCGAGCCGCGCGATTGCTTCCCTTTAATACCCGATACCTTACTACGTCGTAACAATGATCTTCGCTTTCAGTGTCTACGTCGTCTATTTTATCTTCGTCACGGGGCAACGCTGGCAACGTTGAAATAGACGCTATACAATTCGACATGAAATAAAGCCCCGCCCCCTCCCGCCTTATTCCAGCCTCCAGCCGTTCCCGGATCAACTGTAAGCCTATCTTACGGGAGCCGGGGGACTTGTCTGATTGTTGCCAGTGTACGCCCTTATCCCCCATTTTCTTTTCGAGCGTATCAACGTCAGCCTCCCGAACGTCTCGAATAGAGTTGTCCGCCGGGCCGGGCCATGGACGGGTTACAATCCATTCGTCTTTGAGTAACGTTAATTCCCGGTCTATAATTCCGTCCGCTATATCCGCCGCCGATAACCTTAATCCTAAGTTCGTCCCGATATCCTTGGACCCATACCATTCATGAAATACGATAATTGAGCCGGGAGCCGGGGCGAATATAGACCCATCACTTAGGGTCATTTCTTCGCCATTAGCTTCAGCAAACCATAGGACAGCGAATGGTTGCGTTGAACCCCAATCTAATCCCCGGTCTATACTCCAGCCCGCCGGTATCTTACTTCGCGGGATTACGTGAACATTCTTCCGCCATAGGTCCGATAGAGCGCCGCCCGCGACTATATCCCAATCCCCCCACAACCAAGCTTTACGAAGGTTTTCGTCCATAATACTTTCTAGTTCGGCAATGTATTCAGGGGAAAGGTATATGTTCTCTTTATACGAACCGAAGATAGTAACTTGCGTTTTGGTGACAGGCTCCCGCTTTTGTGTGCGGGGATTGAATACGTCAATGGTTCGTTTAATGACTTGCCCATACGGAGCCGGGTCTATGAACCGCCGCTTTACTACGGAATGTCCAGCCCCGTAGGGATTAGTTGTAGCGAAGATTTCAAGAGGGATAGGCGGTAGGTTTGGGTTATCCTTTTCAGGTACGAATGACGAACGGTTGCAAGTCATCATTCGGTCAAACAGTTCAAGGGTAGGATACTTACATACTTCATTCCAACCTATGAAGGGGAATTCTTGCCCGTGATAATTCCAGTAATCGTCAAGTTTCTTAATAGCCCTAAACAAAAGTTCTTCGCCCGTTGGCCAAGTCCATTTGTAGTCTTGCGCCGACGACAGGAACCTAGCGCCGTCCCCAAATGCGTTGAACCAACGACGGGACTTATTCACCAAATCGTCAAGGTTCTTGTATTCCCGGTCAAAGATAACCCCGCGCCAGAACGGGCCATAGCCCATACCTACCCGCTTTCGAAACTTCATGAGTTGGGTATCAGTTTTCCCGGGGCCTCTAGCGCCCGTATACAACGTAATATGGGCACGGCTATCAATAGCTAACTCTTGACTAGAATTAGGTATCGGAACCCAAACAGGAACCGGCCCCGGCTTCAACTTGGCGTTAGTCCCGTGCATACGTTATTCAATCCCTTGAGTGTTCTATTAGCTTCGTTTGATGCTTCCTTGCCTTCGTCTCCCATTCTCCGTCGTTCCCGAAATCCTTAACCACCATGACCCGTAAGTTAGTGTTGTTCTGGATATTCTGGATATTCGTTTCCGGTTTTGCAATGAACGAACGGATTTCGGCGTAAAGCTTATAAGCCGCCAACCTGTCTTTAACGTCCGTATTAGGCCTGTCCGCCAAGTCAAAAACACGACGGGCCAGTATCGCCTTTGACGGGAGGTATTCATCTTCCCCAAATTCCTTTAGTAGTTCGGCCTGAACCTCCAATACGTAGGGGTCAATAACCCAAGCTTGCGAAACTTGTAGCGCCCGAATAGTATCCGTTCCGAACAGACGATAGGCCGCGCCGTAGGGGTCATTCGGATTACGCAAGAGTTCTTCAGCAAACTTGCGTTTAAGTTCCTTTTCATTCTTCGTTTCAACTTGCGTTAACCATGCCATTTCAAAATTCACCTATGACATTGACCGCAAGAGGGTAGCCGAATGTGAGATTGCATACCCGGAGGCGGGGGGACAGGAGGGGGAGCCGGAACCGGATAGCCTCCCGGATAGGCTCCAATGGGTCCACCTACACCCCCCGGGTAGCCGAATGTCAACGGCGAAACTGTTACCGGGGCTACCGCGCAACCTTCAGCTACGACAGCCGTAAGCATTAGCGATACATATAGCCAACGCATTAAAACCCCCGCCGTTGGAGTTTCCAACGACAGGGGTTAACACATTCGAGCCGCTAGGGCAATGTGGCTATTCCGTTCGCCAGATACCCGCGCCTTTCTGGCCTTCAGCAACGCCCCATTGCCCCGCCATATCCGCGTTAGCGGTGACACTCCGAACAATGAACCGTTTCGGGTCCAGCCGTTTCGTTGCAGACGATACGGTAGACGCAATCCGTTTTGCGGGGTTCGGGTTGTCCGCCGTCGCCGGAATGAAGAACGATTGATTTACGTCCATGGTTTCGAACCCGTAGACGGTTGAACCACGCCCGCCCCGCGCCGCCGCCGGGGGAAGGATATTCGACGCAAACTTATACGTTCCCCGTTTCGCTCCGTCCGTTGCCGGAGCCGGGTTCGGAGCCGGGTTCGGAGCCGGAGCCGGAGCGCCCGCCGGAGGACCCCAACCCGCCGGGGTTGGATTGACCGCCGGTTGCGTAGCCGTATAGACGGACGAACCAAGGGGAGTTGCGCGGAAGGCGATTTTATCGCCGTCCTTGATTGCCGCGTTGTATTCAACCAACGGCCCCCGGGTATCCTTCAAGAGCGCCGCCATATCAGCTTCCGTTGCCATGAACGGCGTATTTGCGTTCAACGCCTTGACAGCTTCCGCCAGAAGATTGACCGGAGCCGTTGCCGGAGCCGGGGTAGTTGTTGCACCCTTGCGGGGACTTCGTGCCATGTTTCAGTTCTCCATATCCGGAGCATGATTGCCCGGTACGTTGAATATAGGCATGGACGTACACCCCTGTCAATACGACAGGCCTACGATTGTTCGGATAGGAATTAGTTCACAAGAGCCGATAGGCAAAATGTAATGCATAAATCGTGTTAGATATGCCTACGTTTTGGGTCCACTTCCAAGACGCCTTATCAGTTGTAGCGTTCGCTTCAATACGTCCCCCGTCCGCGTTCGCCAAACCGGCCATTTGGTTAGCAGCCGTCAACGCACTAGCAATAGGCAATTCAATTTGAATTTCAGTTGTCGTATTTACTAACGTAGGTTGAGCCTGTATTCGTCCTGTTACCATCACATAACTGCCAATACGTAACCAAAAGAAAGAACTAGCCGTAGACGAAGTAACATTAGCAATATCAGTTAGAATAGGTACATATGTTCCGGAAGCAATATCCGCAAAGTCCGCCGCCGTATACGCTAGCAACGTCTTAGCTTGCGCTACCGTCATATCCTCCGGATCACCTGTCCCCGCCGTCGCCCGTCCTTTGAACCGCGCCGTTACCATATTCGCAAGATGAACATTCGTAACCTTATCAACTCCAATAGCCGTAGCCCCGTCCCCCGTACTAGTTACATCGCCCGTATGGTTGGGGTGTACGTAATTGTTAGCTCCGTCCGCTACGTTCAAAATAGTTCGGACTTGCGTAGCCGTTAAATCTACGGGGTCCGCCGTTCCAGCCGTCGCATTGCCTTTAATTCGTAGCGTAGGCATTTGCGCTAACTTAGCGTTTGTAACTACGTTAGCCTGTATTGTTTGCGCTCCGTCCCCCACAGATACAACGTCCCCGGAGTGATTAGGATGGACGTAAGTTGTACGGGTTATACTAATTTCGTCAACGTTAACGACAGACGACAACGAACCGGCCAAATGTTGAACACGAATACGGGCAACCCGTCCACCCGCCGGAACAGTCCATGTACGCTCAATCTTCGTCCATGCAGTTGTGAACGCATTATCCATGTTGGCTGTACCGGGGACAGTTATATGCCCAATATCATAAGGAAACATCGAAATACGTAAATGGGTAGCGTCCGCTACGTCACCTTTAGCTAATACCGATATGTTCAATACTTCGCCTTCAATAACTGGAATGAATTCATTGTAAAGCACATTCGTATTAATAGGGATTTGAGCGTAGTATTCGCCCGAAATTCCGTTAGCATCATTCATTAAAACAACACTTGTCGCCGTCCAGCCCGTTAACCCATCTTCAAAGCCGCCATTGGTGACAAGGTTACTATTAGTTGAAAGACCTTTAGCAATAACCATCCTGACTTGGGAAGCCGTCAAGTCCTCCGGGTCATTCGTTCCCGCTGAAGTTCGCCCCTTGATTGTTTGCGTGGCCATGTTGGCCAAATGTGTATTAGTAACCTTATCAGTTCCAATAACCGTTGCACCGTCCCCGGTAGACGTTACGTCCCCGAAATGGTTCGGATGAATATAATTATTGGCTCCGTCCGCTACGTTCAACAACCCCCTTACTTGAGCCGGGGTTAAGTCTTGGGGGTCACCTAGCGAAGTTAGCCGCCCCTTAATCGTATCCGCCGCCATATCCGCCAACTTGGTATTAGATACGGCATTAAGCGCGATAGTTTGCGCTCCGTCTCCAACGGAAGTAACGTCCCCAAAATGATTAGGGTGTACGTATGAACTACCGTCTACGATAGCCAATAGCGCCCGGACTTGCGCTACGGTTAAGTCTGTGGGGTCACCCGCCCCGGCCCCTAGCGCCCGGCCTTTCATAGTATCCGCTGGCATGTCCGCCGCTTTGGCGTTCGTAACAGCGTTAGCTACAATCGTCGTAGCGCCTTCCCCTGCACTAGTAACGTCTCCCGAATGGTTAGGGTGAACATAAGCGTTAGCCCCGTCCGCTACATTCAATAAGGTTCTAACTTGTGTAGCGGTCAAATCCTCCGGGTCACCCGTTCCTGTAGTTGTTCGTCCTTTGATCGTTTGAGTAGGAACGTTAGCTAACTTAGTATTTGAAACTACATCCGCCGCTATAGTCGTATTCCCATCCGCTACAGAAACAACATCGCCCGAATGGTTAGGGTGAACATAATTAACAATATTCAAAAGGGTTCGGACTTGAGTAGCGGTCAAATCTTGCGGGTCACCTATAGAAGTTAATCGCCCTTTGAGCGTATCCGCCGCCATATCAGCAAGTTTGGTATTGCTTACCGCGTTCGCTGCGATTGTCGTATTCCCATCACTAACAGAAGTAATATCACCACTATGATTAGGATGAACGTAGTTATTGGCTCCGTCTGCAACATTGATAATAGCCCTAACTTGTGTTGGAGTTAAATCTTCAGGGTCACCCGTAGCCGCCGTAGCCCTACCCTTAATCGTTTGCGTAGGAACGTCCGCCGCCTTAACGTTACTAACGGCATTGTTGGCAATCGTCGTAGCGTTGCTATCAACCGGGGCTGTAACGTCTCCCGTTAACGCCGAACGTCGTAGCGCCGTACCCGAAATTCCTAATGAAACTCCAACCGTAATAGGTTCGGGTTGACCCGTACCTGAAGCCGAACCCCGACCCAACAGCCGGGACGCAACTAAGTCCGGTACAAAAGCGTCTGAACCGTCTGCCCCCGCCGGACCCGTTGGACCTATCGGACCTTGAACGCCTTGAATACCTTGAGCGCCGGTTGCCCCGGGAGTACCCGGGTTACCTTGGGGGCCTTGCGCTCCAGTTGCGCCGGGATTTCCTTGGGGACCTTGTGAGCCGGTAGCGCCGGTATCGCCTTTGTCGCCTTTCGGACCCGCCGCCCCGGTTGCGCCGGTAGTGCCCGGAATACCTTGAGGCCCCGTAGCCCCTGTAGCGCCCGTAGGCCCCGGATTACCTTGAGGCCCCGCCGGGCCGGTTGCCCCGTCAACGCCGTCTGTACCGTCCGCCCCCGGAGGCCCCGTAGCCCCATCCGCGCCCGTTGGACCTATCGGCCCCGGGTCACCTTGCGGACCCGCTGGCCCCGTTGCCCCCGCTGGACCCATGGGGCCTTCTGGACCCGGGGGGCCTTGGTCACCCCCGCCCGGACCAATGGGGCCTTGTTCGCCTTGGGGGCCTTGTGGACCCGCCGGGCCTTCCGGACCCTCCGGACCTACCGCCCCAT